GATTGCCCGAATCGTAGCGACTGGCATCTCCCATCTCTTTCACAAGTTTACTACCAGCTTTTTGCTTAGCAATTTTCTTCTGAACTTTAACAGGTTCCTCTTTCTTTTCAGCAACCTTTATTTCTTTTGGTTCTTCTTTAACTTCTTCAATCTCTTCCTTAGGCTCTTCTTTAACCTCTTCCTTTACATCAGGTTCAGGTTCATCTTTAGGCTCATCCACGGGCTCTGGTTCTGGCTCTGGCTCAGCTTCTACCTCAGGCTCTGGTTCTGGCCCAGGTGTATCCATAGGTTCTGGTTCAGGTTTTACTTCAGTTACCTGCATTTCAGGCTCCGATTCTTCTACATTAGTAGGCGGAGGCATGTCAGGTTCTGGAGGTGGTGGCATATCTGGAGGTGGCATTATTTCTAAATCCATTTCCATTTCAATATCTGACATATCTATATCAGGCATATCAAAGTTACCAGTATCAAATTCCATTTCAAAGTCAGGTAAGTCAAATTCAATTTCAAAATCCATTTCAAAATCTGGTAATTCTAATTCTGTTTCTACTGTATCATAAGACATATCATTATCATGTTCTATAGGTTCAAAATACATATCACCATTTGGAGGCTCTACTATATCGTTATGTTCGAATATATCTTTAACAATCTCTATTTCTATTTCAGTAGCACCGTCATTATTATAAACATACTGTTCAATTGTAGTAATGGTTTGTAACACAATCGTATTAATTACATTATACAACACATTAATACTGACGTCATCAAACAGCGGCCCTATTGCTAGATTTATATCTCGACCACCGATCTCTACTATTATTGTAGTAAGGCTGTTAGCGAAATCAAATGCTCCAGTATATTCAGCATATCCAGAGCTAACCCCAGATGCTGACAATACGTCTGTACCTGAGAAGCTTACTGAAGATCCATTAGTACCTGTGATATGCATGTATATACTATCACTTGAATCTTGCTTATCTACTTTTATACTATATGTAGTCTTACCGCCTTTAGTTATATTTAAATCTGATATATCTATAGTCTGCTTAAATGTTGTACCCATATTAGATACGCCCATTGTAGATGTAGAGTTACCGCTGCCTGTTATCTGAGCACATTTGTCTGTGCCTAACTGGCCACATGTAGATCCTGAAGACATACTTGCCGGTCCTTGCCCTCCCCAGTCTTTGTCCATGTCTCCTTCTTTACCAGAAGTTACATAGCCATTTCCAGTTTTGAGCAAATCTCCTGAGTCTTCATTTGTCACAGTGTCTACAGTTGTAGTAAGTGTAGTTTCTGTTATAGTTAATGTTCCTTGCCCATCACTATTTGAAGTCTCTACTATTGTTTCTACAATTGTTGTGAACACGTCAGGATCACATAGACCTACAGTACCTGATGGACATACCTCATCTGCGTTAGAGGAGGAAGACCATAAGAAGCAAGCCAAGAGGGTTAGCCCAAATATGTTTTTTCTCTGCATCTTGGAACTCCCTTGCTTGTCTCTTATTTGCTTTTAAAGCTTCTCGTTGTTTTTTCTTTAAGTCTTTTTTATTTTTAATTACAGCTAATTTAGCTTCAGCATCCTGGTCAGCTCTAGCTTCTAGTCTAGCTAATATCGCTAGCTCTTCGCGCATGCGTATCTCAGACTCATCAGGTATAAACTCTACGTTCTTTTCCCACATAGCTTTAGCTTCATCACCAATCTTACCCATGAACGGGCAGGGAGTTCCGGACATCCACATACTATCGAAAACTCTAGGGTCTTGACAGAGAGTAGAAACCGCGGCCACCTTCATACCCATAGCATACAAAGATCTAGATAGTTTAAGTCGTTCACAATTCTTATCAGTGATTGTTATACCACTAGCTATACCTAATACTTGTGTCTGTATAGATGCTGCCGCAGCTGACTTACATACGTCTGAGTTATTAACAACTACTGACGGTGCATTAGCTGTAGGTGGTGCTTTATCTGTAACAACAGTTGAGCTTACTGTATTAGAGTCTGCACTGAAAGCAGCAGTCACCATTAGAGGTGTTGCAAATGCTACAGCAAGCGCAGCAAATGCGATAGATAAAAGTAATTTATATGTCATACTAAAAATCCCTCATTTTACCAATCTTATTAAGTAGCATATCTTGTTGTTTCTGTAATTGCTTTTCTTCTGGTCTACGCTTACGCATACCTAAGTATCCAGTTAAGAACCATATCACTACAAGTAGTATTCCTATACCAACCATATGCTGCATGAAGTTTGCGATAGCAAAAGTCATAAGCTCATAGAAAGAATTTATCTCACCATCTGCTCCGCCATAATCAGCAACTTGTAATGGTGCGTCATCCATCGCTAGCCCTCCCGCAATGGCACCGCTTGCAGTTATTCCAGCAATGACTACAGGATTTGAAGTTACAGCAGCCGCAACAACCGCTGCTCCAGTAGCGCCAGCGCCCGTAACAATATCTGATAGGTCTAAACTCGAGCAAGCGGCTAATGTAAGAGTTAACCAAATTAATAACATCCATTTCATACTCCTTCTCCTGGGGTTACACACTTAAATCCCGCAGGAAAATGTAGTGGTACTACCCAATTATTTCTAATTTCATTTGCACGATTAAAGCATTCTTGTTGTGTTGTGTAAGGGCCTAAGTTATCTTTAATTTGAAAGCAGCCATATGGTTGCACTAAGCTACATACTAACAATACAACAATAACCATTACCCACCTATAAGTCCTATCAGTCCCATGAGTCCCATTTGATCTGCAATAACAAATACTGCAGCGCCAACAGCAAACCATTTAATTTGTATTAATGTTTTATGAATAGAATATAAAGATAATTTTAATTCTTTTGACACTGAGCGTAACTCCTTTATAGATTCATCGTGACGATCTAGAGTCCACTCCATTTTATTTATACGTGTCTCAATTTCCATTTAAAATATCCCCTTATGCGGGTTGAGGATGTAAGGCTTTAATCCTTGCTACTTCTTCCTGCCAAGCGGCCAAGCCGTTTTCAGTGATATACTCAAGTTGACTTGCCCATCCGCCATATGCGTCTTTTCTTGCTTGAAGCCAATCAGGTAACTCCTCCTCACCTGTTGAGGTTATAATTGTTGGTGCAATGTCATCACCTAAGGCTACCTGAGTTACTGAGCCAGTTTGGGAAGCCGCTATCCAATCAGGATTTGACCCAACAGTTTTTGTAGCAAATCCTTGAACCCTTTTCTCAAAAATTTCCTTTGTGTCTTCTGTTAGCACTGGGACATTAGCCCAAGCACCATCAGCAAAGGTCACTAATGCATTGCCGTCTGTCAGTTCTGTTATTGTATAATCCATATTTATATCTCCTTATTACCAGTTACCGATAGGACAACTTGCAGATTTTAAGTGTACTTTGAGTTTCATAATGCACATGCATTTTTTGCACTGTGCGATGCTTGATCTGAACCAAGGGCAACCCTTGCAGATTTCATATCTTTCCGAAGCTGTCATTATGTGTACGCTCCGTTAATTGTTCCAGAGTTTGTACCAATGATTGTGTAAGCTGATACTCCTGAGAAAGTTATTGCTCGCCCAGCCGCTCCGCCAGCAGAACCAGCAGAACCATTTGTGCTATTTCCGTTAGCTCCTGACGCACCCGTTGCACCTGAGTTGCCAAAAGTACCTCCGTTTCCGCCAGCTCCACCAGCTCCAGCATTCGTGCCGCCAGCCGAGCCAGCAGTTCCGTTGGCTTGTAATTGACTGTAGCCCTGACCTCGACCAAAAGCTCCACTAGCCCCACCACTATAGTATGAGTTTGTGTGACAACCACCATAGAAGTTATTACAATCATTACCGCAACAATGTCCATAGTCGTTATAATGTCCGCTACAACCCCCGGGACAACACTGACAACCGCAACAATAATAGTTATTCTGAGTACTTCCTTGACCTCCCGTTCCCCCGTTTCCGCCAGCTCCAGCCCCACCTGAGATGGTTGAGCCTGAGACCAGGTTGATTGTAACGCCAGTGGATTGGATTGTCATAGCTGTTGCACCAGAGGCCCCTGCTGAGTTTCCACCTAAACCTTGAACTGCTCCAGAGTTATCTATTATTAGTGTTCCTGCCATAGAAGCAGGTACTGTTAGAATACCTAAGGTTACACCAGAGTTGATTGTAAGGCGTTTAGGTACTGCTACGTTCCAGTAAGCACTGAACGCTGTCTGTACGTTATATGATGCCGCCCCACTTGATGCAGTTACACCGATTTCATTAACTGCTCCGTAGAAGTTCCCAACGCTAATTTGCCCAGAGGTTGGCACATTTCCATTATTTGAGGGAACTAACCCACCGTTCCTATAGTATTCACTTAGGGAAATAGGATGAGAGCTACCAAATTCATCTTGTATCGCTTGAAAGGTTAAAGGCCCGCTACCTGGTAAAGCCATTTTTATACACTCCCATATGCTGTAACGTTACCCACGCAAGTCATATTACCTGACGCATCGAGCTTCATTTTATTGGTTCCACCTGTAGCAAAGAATAATACTCCACTACTCTCTGTTACTGTCCAGTTTCCTAGATCAACTGTTGTTGCGTTAAGTGTACCTGTGACTGTTGCCCCTGTGGAAGTGGTGGCTAGTTTGGTTGACCCGTTGTGATGCAACATAGCTACATCACCTTGTTGAGTAATGATATTATCACCAGAAGAGTTTGTAATTAAAACGCTTCCAGTACCACCAGGAGCAACAACTACTGTATTATTTCCAGCATTATTACCTTTAAACCAGCTATTACTGCCATCATGGTAAATCTGTAAATCATCACTAGTACCGAAGGTAGCCTTGTCGTTATCGCCAAGTGCTATGCCACCATTAGCTACGATTTCAGCAGTTGTAGTTAGTGTTCCCGAAACCGTTCCGCCAGTTAACATTAAAGCACCTGAGGAAGTTACATTAGCTGCATCGGTTACATCAGCGCTAGTCTCTATAGTATCAAGTTTAGTTTGATCAGCCGTTAGGAAAGTTCCTGTAGTAGCCTTTACTGCAGCTATGTTAGCTAACTCGCTATCCATTAAAGCGCCCGCCGCCCCCACATTATCGAGGGCAGTGGTTATCACATCTCCTGAAGATGTCAGGAGGTTAGACATTGTTCTCG